ATGGTAGATTGTTGACTGGCTTAGACACTTGCGAACGAGGTGTCAAATAGTTAGCAGCAAATCTGCCTTTTCTATATTTTCCTGATTCAATTTCACCAACAATGTTTGTCTCTGTAAATACTGCATCTTCCATAGCAATAGTTCCAAGAATATTAATCTTTGCCATATTTGCCATAAGACCAGTTATATGTTGAAACTGTGATTGCATTTGGTCAAAACTATATCGTTTAGCTAATACAAATGCTGGTCCAGATTTTAAAACATTAGGAATAAAATCTATTGTCTTTTTATTTTCAGGTAAATAAACATATGTACCTTCATTGTCATAATATTGTATTAATACTTTTCCATGACCTGTTGAGTTAGCCCATGTACCTGCATTGTTTCTAGTGTCTATCAAAGCTGAATATGGATTTTGAAATCCTTGGTTATCTTCTCTTGCATATATATATCCTTTAGCTTCAGGGTATTGTTCAGCTAACACTGCATGAGGAACTCTACGAATAATTGCTAATTCGCTTGGTTGTTGGTCATTACCAAACACACCTGGATAACAAGTAAATGAATCTTGTAACTCTGCATATGGATATGGGTTATCATCCCTATCTCTTCTATGTCCAATAGTCCAAGCTACAAACCCATAACCAGGCAACCATCTAGCTGCTTGTGGTAACTGCATATGTAATTTTTGAAACTTATCATATGCTAAAACAATTCGTTCTAGTTTCTCTGATTTTTTTCTAGCTCTCTCGCTATCCTTTTCATTAATAATATCTACTTTTAAATCTGGACTTCTACCTAACTTTTGTGAAAATCTTTCTAATGCTGTTAAAAATAAATTAGGTGCAGGAAGTTCGTGATACTCTACATTAATAGTATTACCAAGCAGTGCTTTGACTGCTGATTCACCACCATTCATTATGTCTCTTATCCTAGCTCTATCAATCATTTGTTCTTGATTAATAATTCTTAGGTAATCTATTTTTTTATAAAGTGCTTCGTTATCTAAAGGCATTTATCTCCAATTATCTAAATCCATATTACTAGAATTATACCCTGTAAAACTAGGATTGTATTCATATCCTAATTCTGCAAAGCGTTCTTTTTGCATTCTTCTTATGGCTCTCATTGGAAACCAACTAGCCATAACTATGTCAGTTTTTGTTCCTACAGTTTTACTTTTATTCTTTGCAGAACTGAAATAAACTAACTGACTTGTATATAAGTTTACCTTCTCTTGTGCTTCAAAGCTAAGATAAGGTAAAGAAATTATTTTATCTTGAAACATAGGTCGCATAGCTGTTACACCATAAATAGGGTCAAATTTATTTTTATAAGTTTCATGTCCTTCTAAAAAGATACCATGCTGTGATGCAAACTCTCTTATACTTGCATCCTGCCTAATAGCTTTTTGGAAACCATTTTCTTCTATGACCCAATGCGAACAATTATATTTTGTCCACCATTGTTTTATAATTTCTAATGCCTGTGGAATACCACCACCTAAACTGTTGTTCATATCTACCATGTATAATTTATTTGCTTCCATATCATATGCCCATAAAAATGCAGCTTGATAACCTGTAGATGCTGGGTCTAATCCTGCAATTAATCTTACGCCATGTGGTATATGTCCTATATCTCTTCTTTGGTCTCTACATTCCTCTATTTCAACTCTATCAAATAATGCAAGACCATCTGGCATAGCTACATTCAAATAAACCATTTCGTATATTGCTCTACCACCTGTAGTTTCTGCTGCTCGTTTTCTATCCATTAACCATTTATAAGTTCTTTTACCAGACCATAACATACAATCAACATGGTCATTTTCATTCCAGTCAGGTAAAGTACAAGCAGTATCGTGTGCTTCTTCTACAATAGTTTTCCATGATTCGTTTTCTAACAAATGAGAATACAAGTCATCATAATGCTGTCTTGAACCTATTACTACCATAGCTGTATGTTCCTCTTTTCTTGATGACAAAGTTGTTGTCCACCAGTTTCTAGTATTTTCTCTTGATGCTGGTTGCATAGTAGAGCTATGGTCCTCAATGTCATCTGCAATAATAATATCGCAGTCTCTGGATAGTATTTTACCACCTCTACCAATACCTACCATAGTAGGAGATTTAATACCTGTTACTGTTCGTGTACCTACAGTAAACTCTGTAGATGACCACGCTTTACCACTTCTGTTTTGTGGTTTAAATTTAGGTCCTGGTCCACATATTTCTTCTATTAATAATTCATTGTTTTCTAATTGGTCTATAACAGAGCTAACAGAGTTTTTAGATATATCTTCATTACCACCTACCCAAAGTATTCTTATGTTTGGATTTTTACAAATTAACCATATAACAAAATGTATAAGCAAATCTGTTTTGCCATGTCGTGGTGGAGATAATATCATTTGTTGTTCTCCATTTTCTATTGCTTCTAAAATAGATTCAATCCATCTCACATGAAAATCAGGTGTTTGATATGGTATTCCTTGTTCTGTTTGAAAATATCTATCTCTAAAATCTTTAAAATCTTTTAATGATTTTTCTGCTACTTGTGGTATTGCCCAAGTTTTTTGTTGTATCTCTGTTTCTGTATCTTCTACCCAAGCATTGTATGCCATTGATACTGCTGCTACAGATGTATTAAGTATCTTAGCTACTTCAGACATAGTTACTTTTTTTTCTAGTATCTGTTGTCCATATCCTGATTCTTTTAAATCTGTATAAGTTTTACCTCTGCGTTTTTGTACATTATTTTGACTAGGTATATTAATAACATCATCAACTTGTTTCCATTCTATACCTTTTGCTTTAGCTCGTTTTTTTTGTTGAGAAATTCTGTTTCTACATCTAGTACTACAAAATTTACTAGAGTTTGGAGGTAAGGGTCTCATGCACCCTGCTGCGTAACATATTTTTTTATTTACCATAATTTACACATTCTTTATTTTTACAAACTATTTTACCATCTACAATAGATAATACTTCACCACAAACAGGACAAGGTATTTGGTAAATACTCAAAAATTATTTTTTCTTTTTCTTTGTTTTTGCATAATATGCTTGTACTTGTTTGAGGGTCATTTTTTTACCACTAGGTGAATAATAATACTTACCTCGTTTAGTAAAAGGCATAATTACATCTTTTTATATTTTTTAGTTTTTTTAGCGTAAGATTTTTTCTTACCTTTTTTATCTATAACCATACTCATTACTATACCACAAAACCCCACCGAAGTGGGGTTCTGCACATACAGTCTGTCCATTTACTGTTTTATGAAAGAATATGAAATATCAAATCAACTAGCCATCAGTTTTCTAACACACAACTGTCATTACTTTATCTGATGAAAAGCCTTTTCTTTTCATATCTAATCGTGTACCTCTACACGATACTCCTAGACTTTCTAAGAGTGTTTGTAGTATAGTGCTGCTCTCGCACTATGTGCGAAAAAAATTTTTTTTTATTCTTCTTCTTTAAATTCTTGGCAACCTACACACAACCCTTCTACTAATTCATCCTGCCAGTAAGGGTGGTAGCAGCTATCACAATCTTCTACATGAATATAATTTTTCATACTGTAACTATAGCAAACCCTCACTTGCGTGAGGGTCGTACTATACAAACAAGGGAGGTTAGTCCTGCTTTTTGAATACTCATGATGAGTATGTATTTAGTATAGCATACCTGTATTTTATGCAAGTAAATTTAGCAGGGTTTCTGATGAATGTTCGTAGGCGAAAGGAGGAAACTCCCACTATACAAAAACCCTGCAATTAAATACTACCACTTAAATTGAATACCTGTTATAGTAAATGAACAAGCAAGTAATCCTTCCTGCTTTAAGAAAAGGATTTCTGATTATTCAAACTTACAATAAGTGGACTAGCAGGACCATGGTAACTAGCGTTATAGGCTATTACTCCACATATTGTTTTTTGCTACTAAATAGATTTAGCACTCGGTTGGGTTGGGAGTGGCACAGGGTTAGAACCACTCAACTCTTATCTTCTAAGTGATTATATATACTCACTGTATAAATTACTTTTACTAGCAGTAATTACTGTAAACAACACTTTAATTAAGTACCCTACTACATCTAGTACCACAATATCTAGTACCCCTTTAACAGCATATCTTTTCAGGTTACACACAACACAACACAGGGGGTCACATTAAACCCTACCCCTTTTACACTATACTATATATAGTGGTATCAATAACCTATACTATATGTTGTGTCTAGTATGGACAACACTATATATAGTATATCGAACATTTGTTCGATTATGGGTACAATTTTTAAACAAACACAAAGAGGGGAAGCGTTGTTTAAACATTCAAAAGAGTGGGAAAAAAATATTAAAGAAATACACAACTTAAATTGTGGATGGTGTAAGCTGGAGTATACAAACAAAGGAGTACAAATGTACATAGTAAAAATTAAAACAAAAGTAACAAAGAACGACAAGAATGCTAATGGTAAAATAGTCAGAACAAGAGTACTAGAACAAAAGCACTTTAGAATTCTCAGAATGGAATTTAAAACACTCCAGGAAGCTGAGAATTATATAACAGGATTAAATATTGGAATTCCAAAAATTAATAAGTATGGAAATACAATAGAAGTAATTGGAACAAAAATTTATAAGGAGGTTAACTAAATGAAATATTTATTAGAATATCAAACAAAAAATGGGTGGACCAAAACCTATTATAAAACTTCTGAAGAAGTTGCAAAGTCTATAAATAATAAAAAATCCAAAGGAGAAAAATTTGAAAATTATAGATTATGGGAATTAAAACAAAAGGGAGAAATATAAATGAAGATATTCAACGCTAGAACTGGAGTAACACACTTCTTAGATGAATCAGTTGAGCTGGACTGGTTTAGCCAAGATTTGTTTTGCGGTTCTAAAAATGTCAAAGGACTGGTATCAAATAAGTCAGCTGACTCAATAGGTGTGGATTGTATGAAGTGCATGACAAAGGCAGGTTATACAATTAAGGAAACTACTACAGGACTAGAGTCTAGTCCTGGACTAATAGGATTCAGAACAACTATTTACAAAGTAGTGAAGCAGTTTGATAGACTTGAACCAGGCAGGAAACTAATTACATATTTGCCAGGTGATACAATCACAGGCAAAACATACGATAGAGCTAGAGCGTAAGGAAAAAAATAATAATTTTATTACACATAATACAGGAGTGTAGTAAAGTAGATATTACAAACATAAAAGGAGAAATATGAAAACTATATACAAAGAGCCAAAGACTACTAAGCCACAAGCTAATGAGGTCCAGGCAATTCGTAACCTAAACAGTACAGGTAATTTAAGGAGAGTGGAGGGAACTAGATACGATTTAATTGTTTCTTATAATACTCCAATCGCTTATGTGGTAGATGTAGAAAATGGTCATTTTATAAATGAAACTAAAGTAATTCTATGTAATGAGTTTTATTCTCAAACTACCAGGAAACATCAAGCATGGGTTAAAGAATTTGCTTCAGTTACTAATAGTTCAATAGGATTATTTGACTTAGGTGGATTCTATAAAAGAGCAAAGCTAGACAATGTAGATGTTAGAGGTGGAGCAAATGGAGGATATAACTCAAACAATTTACACCATGCCTAACACTCTAGGAGGACTTTATAACTGGAGTCCTCTAGGAGTCTTAGACTCATACAAACAAAGGAGAAATATAATGGAACAAGAAATTAAAGAAATCAAACAAGCGTTTGAGGTCATAGGTAAATGGTTAGAAAACTCAGAATATATTGAACTAGAGGAAAAGGTCTGGACCAATTTTGAGGACATGAAACTATTTTCATATAAGAAAACAGTTCAAGCGTTTATAAAAGAATATAAATAATTAATACATAAAATTATAAGAGTAGTAAAGTAGATATTACAGACATAAGGAGGTTATAAATGTCTAACGAAGTAAAAAATAATATTGATTCTTCTAAGAATCAAAGAACAACGAACTTATTGACTGCACTTGATAAGGCTTTTGATGAGTTAAATATATCAACTATATGGACTGCACTAGGTCCAAAAGAAGTGCAGTATAACTGTTGTAGTAATTGTATATTTGGTAGTTCTGAATTTGAAAACAAAGGATATAAGGTAACTTATAATATCCAAGACTTAGATAACTTTAGAGAATCATATAGAGAAAACAGAAAAAAATATAAATGGAGTGGAGAAGATACACACAAAGGCGAATTAGTTTATCTTCAACACACTGGAACATCAAGTTACAACTATGAGAAACTAATTGAGATTCTAAATAAGCATGGTATTTATGTTTATTGGAATTGGAGTAATGACTATAAGCTAAGAGTTTGTTTAGACAAATTCGTAGCAGAAAATAATTGGGAGGAATAATGGCTAAATTAATTATACATGCGTACACACAAGATAAAAATAATCCTACTTTGAAAACTGCACAAGAATTACTTACAACTGTAAGTAATTCTTTAGGTGGTTTTATAGCATGGATAGATTTAGTTGATGAAACTAATGAAACTGTTTATAGAAAAGAGGAGGAATAATGGAAGAAGAAAATCATATTGTAAAAATACATACAAAAGAATTACAAGAAATATTAGGTTGTAAAGAATTTAATGTTAATGAAATATATAAATATATGGAGGAGGAATAATGGCTAAACAAGTAGTACATAACAAAGGTTTTGCAAGTGTTGATACAGAAGAACTAGATAATTGTTGCGAGGTTATGTTTGGACATACAGACTGGGAGTTTGTAGAGGACACTAATCAATATATAACAATTAAATTTAATCTAATAGATACAAGAGATGAGGAGGAATAATGGCTAATCAAATAAACAAAGTAAGTAAAGAAGATTGTTTAGAAGCGATTGAATATTTATTTGTGCAGGGTTATACACAAGAAATGACTAGCGACAAAAGATATTACACAGAAATACT